TCTTTCATTATTTCAAACACTTTGTCGTGATTGTAAGTTACTGTATTACCGTTTTTAAATGTGACGTTTATAGTTTCGTCTTTACCTATTAGTGATTGTCTCACTACAAATCTTTTTGAATTTAGCATAATTATTATATTTAAGTTATTAGTTATTTATATTATCTTTTTATTATCGTTTTTAGTTTGTGTAAAAGTATACACTTTGTTTAGTTATTTATTTTTAGTTACACCTCTTGCGCCACGCTTCACTACGTGTAATTGCACTTTAGTTTTATTCAGTGTGACATTAGGTAGTTAAGTTATATAGAGTAACTGGCTAGTGTCACATATAATCTCTGCTCTGCGCCCATGATTCACTACTTTAATAAGTGATGCTCGACTTACGGTTTTGATTATTATACTTATATTATCTTTTTACTTTCGTATTTACTTTGTAAAAATTATATTTAATATTGTTTTAGTTATTATATTTAAAATTGTTATTATTATAATCATTTTAGTTTTATTTTTGTTACATATATATTATCTTTATATTATCGTATTTAGTTTGTATAGTATAGTATAAATAAATAATAGTTAGTATCAATGTAAATACGATTGAAGTAAGATAATATGGATATAAAATGTGAAAATATATATTATAATGGTATATATAAAGGGGGGCTGGGTGTATATATGGGGTTTTGTATAGGGGGTAGGGGGGCCAGGGTAGGGGGGGTAACACTTTATTAAAACATTTACAATACGGAAGTAAATATATTAACTACTATGTAATTATCTAAAATATGGAATAACAGCAAAGTGCTGTAATAAATAAACAAATTAAATATGGCATCATTAAAAGCAACATTATCCTTATCTAGCACAGACGTTTCTTCTGATGCTTTATCATTTTCAGTTACTGATACTGCTAGTGTAACCGCACCTTTAGAAAACATGTCTAGAATAACAGCAGACAATACTGGCGGTAATAGTATTATACTTCCAAGTGTAAATGCTACAAGATATGTTTATATAAAACATTTAGGATTAAACTCAGCTGGTGGTGATTCAGGAGCGGATCAAGTAAAAGTAGAAACAGCAGATGGTACAGAAATAATGCGTATTTCTAAAAATGAGTTTGCTTTCTTCCCACATTACGCAGGTGGAGCTGGTTTACTACAACTAGAAACTACAGCTAACACAGTGCAAGTAGAATACGCTTATTTTACTAGATCATAAAATAAATAAATATGGCTACATTAAAACCGACAATATCATTATCAAGCACAGACGCATTGTCAGATGCTACATCGTTTTCAGTGACAGATAGTTTAAGCGTACTCGGAGATGTAAAAAGAATTTCATATGTAGTAGCACATCCTCCTGGAGTTACAGATATATTAACAGCTAGTGCTTATAATAAGTCATATGTTTTTTTACAAAATAAAAGCGCAACTGCTTCTGAAATAATAACTATAGGTAAAAAATCAACTGATGCTACAGTAGATACCACAGGTTCAGATGCTACAATAACAATGGACAGTACAGCAAATATTAGTGTTGGCATGTCTATTACTGGAACTAACATACAGAGTGCGACAACTATAAACTCTATAACAAACGGAACAACAGCTGAAATGTCTAAAACTGCAACTGGAACTGCTAGTAATATAACAGCAACATTCGGAACAGAAGACTTTATAACACTAGGAGCAGGAGAATTTGCATTTTTTCCATGGAGTGGAACAGAAAATTTAGAAGCATCGTCCGCTGACGGCACACCTACTTTAGAAGTAATGATTTTTGAAGCAACAGCATAAGAAATAATAAGGAAAATCCTTATACCTAATTAATTAAAAACCAAAAACATGACATACATATACTATAAAAGTAGTAGTTATACTACAGAACCTAAAATTTCAGAGCAAAAATTATCAGAGTGGAGACACTTAGCTGATAAAAAGAACTGGAGAATTACACAATTACCGAACGGGTTTTACCAAACAGAGGTAAATAAGCCCGATAACGAAGAAACTTGGGTAGATATTACGCGTAGAGAGACATTAGAAGGTGCAGAAGCTGCAATAAACGGCAGCGTTGAGCACTTTGAGAAGAAATTAGAGTACGTAAAAGGCCCAAAAGTTGTAAAAACTTTTAAATAAAAACTATATGGCGTTCAAATTAGGCAGTGAAAAAAGAAATTTCAAACATTCAGGCAATGTTAAGCTAGTTAGAACGCCATTAGAAAAGGATACAGTAGCAGAAGCCAGAAACGATGGCACTATTGCTGTTAGCCCAGACGTAAAACCAGGCAGTAAACTGATGAAACGCGTCATCAAGCACGAAATGAAACACATGCAAGACATGGAAGACGGGCGTGCTGCCTACGGAGACAACTGGATGATGTGGGATGGTAACATATATCTACGTAAAAACGGATATATTGATGGCCCAGCAGGTAGATTACCTGAAGGACACCCTGACCACCCTTGGGAAGCAGAAGCTATCCAAGCTGAAAAAGAATAATAATCGATTAAATATTTAAACACATGGCATTTAAAATGAAGGGGATGTCGTTCGGTAAAGGAACTAGTTATAAATCTCCACAAGCAATGAAAAAAGAAGCTGCGATGAAGATGAAAAAAGCAGCAATGAAAATGAAAGATCCTATGGATATGAAAAAAGATCCAATGATGATGAAGAAGGATCCAATGATGATGAAGAAAGACCCGATGATGATGAAGAAAGATCCTATGAAAATGAAGAAGAACTCGGCAATGGATATGAAGAAGGATCCTATGAAGATGAAGAAAGGATCAGCAATGAAAAAAGATATAAAAGTAAATGATGATATATCTATTGTTACTTCAGGTCCTGATGCAGGAAAAGTTAAAAGTAAAAAACAAACTGGTGCTAAAAATTATGCAGCTGCTGTAAAAAAAGATCCTAAATTACCTGATTACATAAAACAAAGAAAAGGTCTTAAAAAAGGAACTGATGAATATAACCGAATACAAAATAAAATAAACGCGGCTTATGGTGTTAGTAAAAGACATGGTTACACAAACAAAGGTAAACAAGGTGGTCCTGCTGGTGACGAAAGAGTTATTAAAAGTCGTACACCAGGAGTAAGAACTTTGAAAACAAAACGAGCTAAAAAACGCGACGTAACTAAGCTTAAAGAAAAAGATCTTATAAAAGGTGAAGTTAGTAAATTTAAATCAAAAGGTGATAAAATTAAAAAAGATACAACACGTAAGATGTTTAGAGAAACTAAGCTAGGTAAAACTAAATTAGGTAGAAAACTAGTTGCTAAAAAAAATAGATAAGAAGTAGAACTTTAAATCTACAATAAATTTAATTAAATAAAATAAAATACATTATGGAATATAACTTACCAAGTGAGTTGGTAAAAAACTTAGACTTCGGTAGTGATGCTAAACACAGAGTCATTACCGGAGTTAATAAGTTAGCTCAAGCCGTTAAATCCACATTGGGTGCGTCAGGTAAATGTGTTATCTACGAAGACGGTCGTGGCAAACCGGTCATAACAAAAGATGGTGTAACCGTTGCAGAGAGCGTAGTCTTACGTGACGCGGTTGAAAACATGGGTGCAACTCTAATCAAAGAAGCTGCCAGAAATACAGTACGTGATGCTGGTGATGGTACAACAACTGCTACAGTATTAGCTGAAGCATTAATCAAGCAAATAGACGCTGCGATCGCAGATGGTCTTACAATCAGAGAAATAAAAGATGGAGTAAACAAAACGCTAGACACTGTCATTAGCTATTTAAATGATATAGCTACTGATGTTGAAGGTGATATGCTTAACTCTGTTAGCGCTATATCTTGTAACAACGATAAAGAGCTAGGTGCTATTATAGCAGAAGCTTATGAAAAAGTTGGCAAGCAAGGTGTTGTGCTGATGGAAGAAAGTGAATCAGATGAAACATACGTTGACATCGTGGACGGTGTTAAAGTAGAGTGTGGACTTACGTCACCGCATTTTGTTACTAACACTGATAAACAAGCATGTGAACTAGATAATCCTTTAGTATTTATATGTTCATCTGAAATACCTAATGTACGTAAGATACAAAATATATTAGAACATGTTATTAAAAATAATAGATCATTACTCATAGTAGCGCCAGTAGCACAGCAAGTTAAAGCTGCGCTTATGATGAACAAAGTTAAAGGTAATATTAAAGTTAACATTATTGATTTACCAGGCTTTGGTCCTACTAAAAAAGATGCTACAGAAGATTTAGCTATACTTACAGGTGCTACAGTACTTAACGAAGAGTTAGGTGATGATTTAGATTTAATGAAGCCTGAACACTTGGGTGAAGCTGATTTTGCTACAACAGATGATAAGCACACAGTGTTAACGCTAGAAGGTATGACTGAGGGTATTGAAAACAGAATAGATGAGTTAACAGGTAAGCTTTCAAAAGAGTCAAATGGTTTTATAAAGAAAAAACTAGAAGATAGATTAGCCATGCTATCAGGTAGTGTTGGTATAATACGCGTAGGTGCTAACTCAAAAGTAGAGTTAAAAGAAAAGAAAGATCGTGTTGAAGATGCTATATATGCTACAAGAGCTGCATTGCAAGAAGGTATAGTGCCAGGCGGTGGCGTAGCATTATTAAACGCTAGTCAAAAAATTATAGCTGATGACGCCGGTAAAGTATTACTTAACGCGCTATCGTCACCTTATGAAACTATATTAGATAATGCTGGTATGAAAGTAGGTGTAGAGATGCAAGATGGTCATGGCTGTAATGTTATAACAGGTGGCTTTGTTAATATGATTAATGAAGGTATTATTGATCCAGTGCTTGTAACTAAGTCTGCACTTAAAAATGCTGTGAGTGTTGCGTTAACTATTATGTCAGCTGATTGTGTAATTTCAAATATAAGAGTAGAAGATGCAAGCAGTTAACGATTACGTAATAGTTGATATAATAAAAGAAGGGCCAAAAAAAGTTGGTGGCCTTATATTAACTGATGAAACAGATGAAACAAACAGATATAAAAAAGCAAACATTATATCTGTAGGTAATGATGTACCTATTGTTAAAAAAGGTAATGTAATATACTACGATGCTTTAGCTGGACATGATATAGCTTATAACGATACTATGTACAGAGTTATACGTGCTAGGGATATAGTTATAGTAGAATAATTACTATTTAGTAAAAACGTGTGATTACTATTAAAGTAGATTATACGTAAACTATAAACCATAAACAATAAACAAAAAATCAAAAATTAATTATAAACTTAAAAAAACAATAATATGGCAAGTGCAGTAACAATTGGGGCTAAAGGCCCTTACTTATACTTTGCGGAAGCAGAAGTAGCAACAACAACTGAAGCTATCATGGTACCGGCTAACTCTTATTTAGGAGCAAATCCAACTGGTGATAATACTTTAGTTTTATCGTTTGCAGATGTTGTAGGTACAGATACAGTTAATACTGTAACGTTAACTATAGCAACTGACAAGCATAAAGAAGTTATGGCGGCGTTAGCTTCTATAATGAATTCAAATCCTAACAAAGCTAACAACGGAGTAATAGTTGTAGCTGATGCAGAAGATACTACAGCAAAAGAATTAACAACAGCAACTGGTGGCGCAGGTACATCTTATTCTCCAGCTCAATTTGGAACTAAGACACCTGTGTTTCACAAAGAGTTTAAAGGATTAGTAACTGGCGTAGCAATCGCTTAATGTATAACAAAATAAAAAATTAAAAATGGAAAATTATTTATATTTCTCAGACGCAGATGGCGCAGATGCTACTGGAGATGCAGGCATGTGGCCAGCTTCAAGATTCGTAGGAGTAACTCCTACTTCGGCAACAACTACAGATATCTTCTTTGAAGGTCAAACTGGTGTTGGTGATGGAGTTGATAGAATTAGATTAACACATTTAAACTCAGCCACAGTGCTGGATGATCAAGCGGACTTAAATGGTCATAAGTGTCAACAAATAGTTAATGCTATTTCAAGCTTATTAAACGCTCATCCTCATGGAGGTAGAATGCTTACTGTTGTTGACTTAACAGAAAGCGTAACAGCAGCTGGAATGCCTGCTATATCATCAGTGGCTATTACTATTGATTCATAGTAAATGCGATTAACTAGTCATGATTTACGTGACTTACAAATTCTTAAGTATTACAGGCTCGTTAGAAAATGGGCCTGTAAAACTTACGGGTTGACTGATGCTGATCTTGAGCTGTTAATTTATTTAGACTGCAAAGGAAGATTTACGCGTCAAGAATTTATCGACGGTACTTACACAATGAGTTGGGATAAAAACCGTTGGGAAAAATTAAGGAGGAATGGTTGGATCGAAGCATGGCGACACAGAAACAGAACAACCATCAAATACTCTGTATTCAAAACCTCCTTTAAGTGTTCACACTTAATAAGTAGAATATATAGAATACTCTTAGGTGAAGAAGATATACCTACTTCAGTAAAGAGTGTATTTTTTAATAACAAATCATACACCGATAAGGTAATGAATAAGTCTATCGATGATATGATAAAAGATAATGAACGATGATAGGAAATGTAATTGGTAGTTTATTCAGTAAAGTAGTTAATAATGCAGAAGGAATACTTGATAAAGTTATTACAACAGACAAAGAAAGAGATGAAGCCAAGCTTGCACTCAAGAGCTTATTACTCGAAGCTGAGAAAGAAGCCTTCGCAAAAGAAGTCGAAGACAGAAAGAGCGCTAGAGATATGTACAAAGACGACGCGTTTATTCAAAAAGTACTTGCAACGCTATTTACTGCTGCGTACTTCGGACTAAGTTTTATGATGTTTAAAGTATTTGTAGTTAAAGAAATAAACTTAGGTGAGTTTGAAATTAGTTTCATCTCAACAATATTCGGTGCTATGAGCGCCAAAGTTAATACAGTTGTCGACTTCTTCTTTGGAGGCTCGTCAAAGAAAAATGAACAAATAAATAAAAAATAAAAATGGGAATAAATTCAACAGATACTGCATACGCTCAGGGTAAGTTTGGATCAACGTATCTAACTGGTAGTGGTGCTAAGTTAGACTTGTCTATGGCAACATCTAAATATTATATATCATCTATAACTATAGTTGAAACAACTGAGTTTACTAATTTAGATGTTTTAGATGGTGGCGTTAATTCTGGTATAGGTAAAACATACTTTGCTTCTACAGATGGTCCTTTTCCAATAGATACTGATTGGGCAGGTGATGCAACAGCTGATGTTACAAACGAATCGGGTAATGATTCAGATCAAATAGCTAGTGCAAATGCTTTTCCAGCGGGTATAACAATATACGGTATGTATGATAAAGTAGTATTAAACAGTGGTGCTTGTATAGTGTACGTAGCTCCAAGACCAGATTATAGTAGTAGAGCGTAATGTTAGGATTAGGAAACTCAATGGTACCAAGCTCTAGTTTAGCTAAAGGTAGAAGTATTAACTTTGATTCAAGTAGTTTTTTAACTCATAGAACTATATCTGACACAAATGTTTTTCCTTGTGGTGGAACTTCTGACTGGTCTTGTAACTTTTGGATAAAGTTTAATACTATTAGTACAAACGAAAATGGTATTATGAAGCTAGGTAGTGGAAACGAAGATGTTAATTTTTTAATAGATGCTGCAGCTGCTAATCCAGCTGCAACTAGTAAAATAAATTTTCAATACAGATTTGGAGGTTCTCTTATAATAGATTTAGAAACTAGTAACATTAACAACTCTACTTTATATGATTGGAGTATGTTTACTTTTGTTATGGATAGATCTGATAAGTTTACTATATATGTTAATGGCGTTAATGTAGGAGAACAAGACATATCAAGCTTTTCATCTAGTAACTTAGTTAATATGAACGATGATCCAAAATTGATAGGTACAGCGTTAAAAGGTGGGGTAAATTATGGTGGAGTTTTTAGTATAACAGAACTAGCTTGGTGGACAGAAGCTTTTACAAATGCTCAAGTTAAAACTATATATAACAATGGAAGGCCATTTGATTTAAGAAATAATTTTGCAAGTTACACTTCAACTAATTTAGTAGATTATTATAAATTTTTTGGAAATAGTGTTGATTTAACACCATATATAATAGGTATTACTAATACAAAAGTTGCTTATAACTTTGCTAGAAATGATAGATTTTTTCCTTTTCAAAATACTCTTTGGCAACCAGATGGTTCATCTACTTTAAAAGCATCTCATATTTTTCTTCTTAATAGTGCTACTGCAGAAGATGTTGTTATAGATGGTGAAGAGGTTGTTAAAATAACAAGAGGTACTAATGATTTTGTAGCTGCTATACTTTATAATGCGTCTCATTATTCACCTGATATTAGTAGTGATGGTAATGTTAATTACCATTGTTTTATAGATTTCAAAACTACTACAGCAGGTAGTGTTACTTTTACATCTGCTGCTGGTGGCACTACTTCATCAATTAACTCGTTAACAACTTTTAGAACTGCGGGTTGGCTAAATACTAATACTAATAAAGGTGCAAACGCTGTTTTAATTAGTGGAGTAAGTAGTAGTGAGTCACCACTTTTTTTAAAAAACTTTAAGGTTTTTAGAGCCGCAGACTCTATTACAAATGCTCTTGGATTACAACCTTACGAAATAGAAGATAGTCCAAGTAAAAATTTAGGTTAATATGAAATATATAATAATAAACACTAGTGAAGTTCATAATACAACATATGGTTATGATACGACAGGATTATCTATAGAGCAAATAGTAGAAAAAGAAAATGAAAATCCATATTGGAAAATTAGTTTTGATGGATTAGAAGAACTTGGAGTTCATCAGCTTGTTATGAATAATGACAAAACAAAATGTATATTATCATATAGTGGTGAGTGTCCTAGTTTTTTAAAAGATAAAAAAAGTTATACCTCTGAAGAAATTGAAGAAGAAAAGAAAAAATCAGAGTGGAATTAATAATTAAATAAAATAAAATAAAATGGCAAAAAAAGAAAAAGTTATTGACTTAAAACAAAAAGTCGATAAAATATCAGATCAACATTTATCTGATTTACAAAAAGTAGTTAATACTATAAATGGGTTACAGTTTAATATAGGTAAAATTGAAACACAAAAACATCAACTACTACACAACTTAGATTCAGCTCAACAAGCAGTTAAAAAAATGCAAGACATGCTTGTAAAAGAATATGGTACTTATGATGTTAATATAGATGATGGAACTATTAATTGGCCTAAAGATGAAAAATAATATTATAAGAAAAATAACTATAGGCAAAGACTATAAAACAGATTCAATGCACTACGCCGTAGATCAAGAGGTTTACGGCGGGCATAAGATTTGTGATATAATAGAGGAAGAAGATAAGTACTGTGTTTATATTAAAAAAGAAAAGGTTGTTATACCTTGGAAAGATTTTAATAAAAACATGGCTATATCAGTTGAATATAACTTAGAATATTAATGAATGCTTATAAAGATTTTATTGTGGCTCCTATTGGCGAGCGTTATAATAATGTTAAGCGAGTCGATGACAAAGAGTTGATATTAAATACTGAAATATTTAATCATCAATACATTAATAGAAAAGCAAAAGTAATCGCTACTCCACTATTATTTAATTCACCTGTTAATATAGGTGATGAAGTAATAGTGCATCACAATATATTTAGAAGATGGCACGATGTTAAAGGTAGAGAACGTAATAGTAGATCGTACTGGAAAGAAGATAAATATATAATATCACAAGATCAAATATATTTATACAATAATAAAGCTATGCCTGGCTACAGCTTTGTTCAACCTATAAAATCAAATAGTAAATTAACTAATGACACAGAACAACCTTTAGTTGGTATAATAAAATATACAGATGGTGCTTTTGATATTAATACTTTAGTTGGTTTTACGCCTAACAGTGAATATGAGTTTGTTATAGAAGGTAAAAGATTATATAGAGTTTTAAATAAATTTATTACAATTAAATATGAATATAAAGGAAACGAAAAAGAATATAATCCAAGCTGGGCAAAAAGCGGTTGAAGAACTTATTAAAGTTGCTAAAGAACCTATTGTTGATAGCGATGATGATATATCAGCTGATAGATTAAAAAATGCAGCAGCTACTAAAAAGCTAGCTATATTCGATGCTTTTGAAATACTTAATCGTATAAATGAAGAAGAGAATATACTTGAAGGTAAAGTTGAAGAGAAAAAAGAAACTACATTTAAAGGTTTTGCAGAAGGTAGATCAAAATGAAGTACGAACAAACGTTATATAAAATAGTAGAGCCAATAAAGCTTAATACTTTAAAAAGGTTAAATAAATCTAGAAAGTGGGAGTATGGTTACAACAAAGAAAACGATGTTGTTGTAATATCAAAGACTGGTATGATTGGTGATGTTATGGAAATACAGGGTTTAAAAATAGCTTTACCTAAACAACCTAAAGAAATATACAGCTGTAGCAAAGTAAAGTCAGAGCAAAAGTGGAAGCAGTTTCCAGCAAAGCCCGAGTTTAAAAAAATTAAAACAGTGTTTGACTGGCAAGATTATTCTCTTGATTTTAAAGAAGAACACTATGGTTATATAGACGAGGAGTTTAAAAGAAGAGAAGAAGGTTTTTGGTTTATGAACAATGGTAAACCAACATATATAACTGGTACACACTATATGTATTTACAATGGAGTAAAATAGATGTAGGTGCCCCGCACTATAGAGAAGCAAATAGATTATTTTATATATTTTGGGAAGCTTGCAAAGCCGATAATAGATGTTATGGTATGTGCTATTTAAAAAACAGGCGATCAGGTTTTTCATTTATGAGTTCAGCT